GTATGGGTAGGGCAGCCGAAAGACGTCGACGACATCATGGAACTGGCTACAGCGGCCTGCAAAGAAAATGGCTTTGTGACGCCAAACCCGATGAGGCTTTTGACTGAGATTTGGCCAGCGTTAAACAGAGACAAGGGCATTGTCGGCATTGTCGGTGTGCCCGGCGATAAACCTCATGGTGCCATTCTTTTGCGGATCGGCCAATTGTGGTACAGTGACGAGCCTATTCTTGAAGAAAAGGCTGTTTTCATTAGCCCGGCCTACCGCGCAGCCAAAGGGGGGCGAGCGCGTAAGCTATGCGAGTTCAGCAAGAAGGTTGCCGATGAACTTGGCATGCCCCTTACCATCGGAATCCTGTCCAATCACCGGACAGAAGGAAAAGTCCGCATGTACAGGCGGATCTTTGGTCAGCCGGCGGGCGCGTATTTTCTTTATGGTTCACAGACTGGCGCTTGGAAACAGGCTGCGGAGTAACTGACTATGGGCGGAAAGACAGCCACAACTACGCAATCGGTTCAGATTCCGCCCGAAGTATTGGCGCGATACAACGCGGTCAATGCGCGCGCCGAGCGCGTCGCTGAACAACCATTCCAGCAATACGGCGGCCAGTTTGTTGCGCCACTGACTGGGACGCAGCAGGCGGGCATTGGCGCAACATATCAGGCCGCAGGGGCGGCACAACCCTATTATGGTGCAGCGGCGGCACTAACGGCTGCGGGAGCTGGCCCCGTGACACCGGGAGAGCTTGAAACCCAGCGTTACATGAACCCGTTTACGCAGAACGTCGTCGAAGCGACACGCCGGGGGCTCGAACAGCAGCAAGGCATGCAGCTCGCCGAGCAACAGGCTGCGGCGATCAGGGGCGGAGCTTTTGGTGGCGATCGTGCCGGTATTCAGAGAGCCGTGCTTCAGGGCCAGCAGGGACTCGCCACGGCGCAAGCCGTCTCGCCGCTGTATCAGCAGGCGTATCAGCAAGCGCAGCAAACGGCGGCGCAGCAGCAGGGAGTTGGCCTACAGGCGCAGCAGGCGAACGCGCAACGCGCGCTGGCGGCTGGTGCTCAGTTTGGACAGTTGGGGTCAGGCGCGCAGCAAGCGGGCCTCGCAGGCGCACAGGCGCTCATGGGTGCCGGTACGCTCGAGCAGCAGACGCAGCAGGCCGATCTCACGGCGCGCTATCAGCAGTTCTTGCAAGAGCGCGGGTATCCCTTCCAAGTCGCCCAGTTCCTCGCAAACATTGCGATGGGCACCGGCGCGCTGTCGGGATCCACAACGACTACGACGCAGCCGGCACCGTTCTTCTCCGACGAACGCGAGAAGACCAACATCAAGCCCCTCGGCAAGGGGCTTTATGCCTACGATTACATTGACGACGTGGAGCGAGCCCGCGAGACTGGCGAGCCAATGCCGCCCAAGCGCGTCGGCCCGATGGCGCAGGATATTGAGAAAAAGCGTCCGGGCCTCGTGATCGACGTCAACGACTACAAGGTCGTCAATCCGTCTCGAGACAGCATGGGAGGTGCGGTCATGGAGCCCGGCGCTTATGATCGCGGCGGCTACGCTCCGGGCGGCCTTGTGGGCGCGGAAGACCTTCGCTCCATACTTGCAGCGCAACAGCAGTTCCTTGGCCCCTACGCGGGGCAGGGTGGTCCCTATGGCGGTCAGCAGCAAGGCAAGCCCGGTTTTGTGCCGCAAGCGTCCTTGCCTGTTCCCAAACTGATAACAGCGGGTCCAGTCCCGCAGCAGCGTCAGTCTGACTTGATGCAGATTGCCGGCGGTCTTCAACAAGCGCAGGGCCTTGGTGAAAGCCTGCTTGGCGACAAGGGGCTGTTCGGGAAAGAGGGTCTTGGCAGCAAAGCCATGACTGGTCTGGGCAAGATACGCGACATTGCAAGTCCTCCCCCTGCTGCGCCTTCAACCTCCAGTTCGACGGGAACAGATGCATCTGCGCCCGCAACCGACGAAGAGCGTCGCGCTGCGGGGCAAGCCTACGGCGGTCTTGTTCCTCACGGCTATGCCTCTGGCGGTATGCCTTATGGCGGCGATCCGACGCTTCAGGGTGTGATTGAAGAAGGTAAGGATGAGATCCAGCAGCTTCCGAAGCCGGGGCAGGCACCGGGCGCGCCTAAGGGTCTTGGATCGGAACTTATGGATGCTGCAAAGCTCGGCACCAGCCTTTATGGCTTGGGCAGTGCGGCAACATCCGCAGCCGCTGCTGCTCCTGAAGCACTGTCCGCGCTCATGGCCTTTCTGCCGTTCTCTGATCGTCGCCTCAAGGACAACATCGCGCCGGTCGGCGAGACCTACGATGGGCAGCAAATCTATCGTTACGACATGGGTGACGGACGTACCCAGCTCGGCCTGATGGCGCAAGAGGTTGCGCAGCGCAAGCCCGACGCCGTTGGCAGCCGCAATGGCTTCCTGACGCTTGATTACGACCGCGCGACCGAAGACGCCGTGCCGCGCGCCTACGGCGGGCTGGTGCCTCGTTCTGGGTATCAGGGGGGTGGTAATCCAGAAGATGGTGGAGAGGGTACTGGTTACAGTACTGACTTGCTCCCCGCTGCGATCAGGAGGACTGCCAGTGAATATGGTCTCAATCCCCTCGATCTTGCGACAGCCATTTCTTATGAAACGGGCGGGACGTTTGACCCTTGGCAGCGGGGGCTGACGACGCGCCACGGGCAGCATCGAGGTCTGATCCAATGGGGAGAGCCCCAACGGCAACAATACGGTATCACCGAAGACATGCCTGTGGGTCAACAGATGCAGGCTGTCGGTCAATATCTACGAGACCGAGGTGTAAGACCCGGTATGGGTCTACCGGAAATTTATTCCGCAATAAACGCAGGTACTGTTGGCCGACTTGGCGCACTTGATATGGGTACCACTGTTGCTCAGAAGCTTGCGAGCCCGCAAATGGCGCGGCATCGTCAAATTGGCGCGCAGTTCCTTGGATTAAATCCCGGCGATTATCCCGCCGAAGGCGCGCAAGAGGCGCAGCTTCAGCGCCCCGGCGCTGGTCAATTTGTAAATCCGGCGGCGCAGAAGGGTCAGCCTGAAGAAGGCGGTCTTGGAGCTGTTGCCCGAGCAATTTTGCCAACTACGAAGAGTGCGACCGGCGAAGAAAGCATCAATTGGAAGCAGACTTTGATCCCAATTTTGAGCGGATTGGGTGCGATGGCTTCGTCGCCCAGCCGCTATCTTGGATCTGCTATACTTCAGGGTCTTGGCGCGGGCGCTCAGTCCTACGCGAACCTTGAGAAGCAGCAAGCTGAGGTCGCCCAGACTCAAGAACTGACTAGAACGCAGCAGGGTGAAACAGCTCGTAGGTGGCTGCTTGCGGCTCGAGACGCAATGTTCAAAGGGCCTGATGGTCAAGATTATGTACTCACGGCTAAAGGCCCTGTCAGGCTCAGTATTTATAATCTTGATCCTTCAAAGTATGGCGAGCCTCTGGCTGGCGCTCAGGCTCGACGCGCTATTGAGCAAATTCCGGGCGCGACTCCAATCACCCCGGATGTCTTCGGCCCGTATAAACCAAAGATTCAGCCTCCGGGCGGGGAGACAGCTCAAACACCTCAAACCGGCGAACCTTCTACCGGAACACCTCCCGCTGGCGTACCGGCTCCCGGTCAGCCTATTGCTCCTGTCCATGTGTTTACAGAAAATCCCAAGATTGTGCCGGGCAGACCAAATCCATATACACTTCTCGGAGATAGTTCTAAAAATTATCTGACAAATGACATAAATGCATTTGTCTTAAATCCAAGTGCAATGGGGTCTCAAAAAACAATTTCCAATGACGTGGAGAGGAAAATTATTTCTACGGGAGCTTCTTCTACGGACGTTAATGCGCAGCTTAACCAGCTTGCTACTAAGATTTTGTCTCTTCCTGAGACGGGCTTGTCTGCTCCCGGTCCGTCAAATCCTGCTGGGGTTGCAATACAAACATACGCCAATGAAGTTATGAAAATATTTAATATTCCAAAAGATTTTTGGCTAAATCCTCAAGATATAGGTACAAATGAGGCTGCAAGAAAGGTATCTGGTGCTCTGCAAATGGCTCGCGGATCTCAATCTGTAGAAGCTCTTAAAACTGCCCTTTCTGTTGTGCCAAATACAAGCATGACAAAGGAAGGCATTGTCCAAGTGCTTGCCAGTTCAAAGGCTGATGTGCAGCGCGATATTGATCGCGCTAAATATTTAAGGGACTACATACAAGCAGCAAGAAATAGGATGCCGACAAATCCAGATTACTATTTGGCTCAGAACGCTGAACGGGCTTTTGTTGATGATAATCCGAGCAGCCAATACTCTATTGACCAGAAAAAGATGGAAGCCTTGATGCGCACCATCAACCCTCGCACTGGAAAGCCAATATGGTTGGATTATTACGGACCTAATAAGGTTCCATCCTATTATAGCGACAGGGCTGTCGGTCGAGTTGGCTTCCGTCGGTATGTCGAAAATCAATAGGAGAAGTTAATGGCAAATCCACAAACTTCTCCCGGCTTGATTGACAAAGAAGAAGAGTACTTCAAGTCTCTTCCTTCTCTTAATCTTGCTTCGCCTAATCCTAGTACGCAAACTACTCATCAGGCTGAAGAAGATTATTTCAAAAATCTTCCTAGTCTTGAATCAGTTGCTGCACCTTCCCAAACTGCCGCTCCGCAAGTCCCATTTGGCGAAGATATCAAGCGTGCTGCCCAAGCAGGCGCGGCTCGCGGCGCATTAAGCCTTGCTGGGCTTCCGGGCGACATAGAAACTCTTGGCAGGCTTGGTCTCAGAAAACTTGGCTATAATGTTGGTGCCGAGTCCGCTCTTCCAACAGGGGCGCAGGTTATTTCTGGTGCTGAAAAGGCTTTTCCATCAATTCAAGAAACAACTCAATATAAACCTCAAGGTGAACTGGCAAAATATATAAAAAGTGGAGCAGAATTTTTGCCAGCGGCTGTCATACCCGGAGGCGCACTTGGTCTTGGCGCGCGCGCCGCTGGAGCTGTGGGCGCGGGGTTGGCTTCACGAGGCGTAGAACAATTTCTAGAAAAGACGCCCCTTGAAGGAACAGGTTATCAAACCGCAGGGCAGCTTGGTGCCGCCCTCGCGGGAGGCATGGCTGGCTCTGGTCTTTATGGAAAAGTTGCTGGTGCCGGAAAGTCTTTATTGTCTCCATCTACCGCTGCATCTGAGCGGCTTGGCCAAACAATGTCTCGTGATGTGACTGCAGCAACTGCACGAGGTCAAATTCCGGCTGCAATCGAAGAAGGTTTGCCGCCCGCTGCTCTTGCCGGAACACAGACGCAGAAATTGATAAGAGAAGCGTCTGGCCGCGCAAGCGAGGCAACTCAAGGCGCTTTTAATCAAGCAATACAGGATTTCCGATCTCAAGCTGTTCCTAAGTTGCAGTCTCATATTGATGAGATTGTTGGCCGTGGAACTCCGGTAAACGCATTGGCTGAAATGGATTCTCTTGCCAGTCGCGTGAGAGACGTCAACAACAGAAATTATGCCAGAGTAATGGCTCTCCCAGAGGCGCAGGTTATAGCCCCAGCCGCTATAGCTTCTGCTGAGACAAGACTTCGCACTATGTTTGGCGATCAGTTTGTCAATGACATTGGCCGTAGCATGATTGCACGCGGAGAAAGTCCCTCTTCCGTTGGCCTTATACAGACTGGTCGCGATTTTAAAATTGCTCCAACTGGTGCAAATTTGAAATTCTGGGACGAAGCAAAACAGTATGTCGACGACAGCATCAATAAGCTTTACGATCCTGTAACAAAAGCTCCAAAGCCCGGAACCGGTAGTGAAATAAGCACTCTTCAGGCGCTGAAAAAGTCAATTACAGATCCTCTTGATAAAATTGTAACTGAATATCCAAAGATTCGTTTTGAAGGCGCTGAATTGTACGGCGCTCGAAACGCTATGGATGCGGGTTATAGATACTTTGGCGATAAAGCATCAAAGAGCCTAAATTCGAAACAGAACTTTGCTTCTAATAAACTTACGCCAGAGCAAAGAGCGGATTTTGCATACGGATATGCTGGAGCATATCGGGATATGCTTGATAAAAATCCTTCTGCGGCGCTTGGTCTTTTTACAGGAAAGAATGCACCTCTTGAAATACGCAAGGCGCAATTCGCCCTTGGCAATGAAATGGCAAATCAGATGATTGCCAGAGCGAATGCACAGTTTCTGAACAGCAAAGTCAAAGAACTCGCCGGCGCTCCTTCTTCCAGCGGATATTGGGGGGCGGCGGCGGCTGGTGGCGTTGGTGCTGAAGTTCTCGCAACAATTGCTCGCGGCGGTGAATTTGCATTGCAAAATGCATTGGCCTTCAACGTCAGTCCATCAATGATTGCAGGCGCTCTATTGGCGTCAACGGCAAAAGGAATATACACGGCGAGAGAGCGTCGAATAGCTGAAGAAATTATTCGACAAGCGGCAGACCCAAATTCTTGGTCGCGACTTGGCGAGTTGATGGCAAAAAATCAAGAAGCTCGTTCTTTTATGAACAAGCTCATTACAACATCGCGCAGGGCAGCACCTGTTGCTGTAACTGAGCCGCAGAAACCTGCCGGAGAACGCCCCCAACGCGCCACGGGTGGCGCGGTGAACTTGCGGGCGCTCGCCAATTCCGCGCGCAAGGCTGTCACCAAGAGCACTGAAGATCTCCTGCAAACGCCGGACGAGCATGTCGTAAAGGCGCTTGAAGTCGCAAACCGTCACATCTGAGGGCTACAAAATGGCTTCGTCTTACACGAGTAATAAATCTTTGGAGAAGCCTGCCTACAACGACTACGCTGCCAATCCTACGGGCTGGTCGGGGCCGGTCAACGATGATTGGGACGCCATCGACACGGCGTTCGGTGGCGGCCTTTCACTCAATGCCACAGGCTCTGTCGGAACCGTCAATCTGACCATCACGCAGACCCGCAACCTGATCATCACGGTCACGGGCGTGATGACGGGGAACGCCATTTACACGCTGCCACAGAACACCTCCGCAACGGCAATTGTGGGCGGCCAGTGGATTGTTTACAATAATACGAGCGGCAGCTTTACAGTTACGATTTCGCCAATTTCTGGTGGCGGGACGTCTGTTGCTTGCACTCAGGGCAAGAGAACAATTATTTATAGTGATGGTACAAACATAGCAATTGCAGATGATCGTGTTTCGATACCGGACCCAATAGTTCCTTCTGGAACCAAAATGCTATTCCAACAGACTGCTGCTCCAACTGGCTGGACTAAAGACACGACACACAACAACAAGGCGCTGCGTGTTGTCTCTGGAGCCGCCGGCAGTGGCGGGTCGACGGCGTTCACGGATGTTTTTACGTCTCGCACGATTGATGTAGCCAATCTTCCATCACATACGCATGGTGTGACTGACCCCGGTCATGGACATCTCACGCGCATATCGTCAAATGCTTCTGATTTTATCAATGGTACTGGTGGATTTGCTCTCGCAAATGCGAATAACAATAATTATACATTCACGGGTGCTACACCATCTAATACAGTAGGAGAACAGCTTGCTGCTGCAACTACTGGAATCACGATAGGCAACACGGGAAGCGGGACCGCAATGGACTTTGCGGTGCAGTATGTTGACCTAATTATAGCGACTAAGGATTAACCATGCAGCTTAAAAATGGTGAGTTCTGTCCTCTTATAAAAAAGGACTGCGTGCAAATGAGGTGCGCGTGGTTTACCTGCTTGCGTGGCACAAATCCGAACACGGGGCAAGAAATAGACGAGTGGATCTGCGCCATTGCAGCTCTTCCGTTACTTCAGATCGAAGTCGCAAAAGAGACGCGCCAAGGGGCGGCGGCAACTGAATCGTTTCGTAACGAAATGGTTAAGGCGAATAACGAGAGCAACTTGATTGCCGCTCTCGTTTCTGCTCGACAGAATACTATTCCAAGAATTGAAAATTAGACTGATGACCTAAGAGGAACGTAGCACAAGTCTGCATGGGCCTTGCAGTATGACTTGTATTGCTTTGGAGAGCCGCAATAAATTGCGCCTCGACGCCGATCTGAATCAATTATATACCTGCATGATTTATTGGTAAGATCCATAATACTAATGGTCGCAGATGGCTCCGGTATATTAAGAAAAAGTTGTTCTAATGATATATTGGGCGTGGTCTTGACTTTTGGCGTGCTTTTTAGAACCCAACCCTTGCGCGTTTTGACTTCACGTTTAATTATCGGCGTAAGTTTTTTCTTGTCAGGAGAGCGCAGATACACGCCCTTTTTACGAAGACGAAAGATGCGCCCCATGACAACGCTTCGCGTAACATGCAGAGCTGTTGCAATCTCCGATGATATCATTTTTGCATTCCACATGACGATAATCTTATTGTTTAATTCTTCACTCTGGCTCATAGTCGTCTCCGTCTGATTGTTAATCTGGTTCAATCGGGCGTCCCAAAACCCAACTTAACCCACCTCTTGCAGGTGGGTTTTTTCATACTTGCGAATGCCATATAAAACGGATGTGTGATCCTTATTCATAAACTTGCCAATAGAAGATAACGATAGATTTAATTCTGTCCTGAGTCTATACATACACTCCCATCTTGCCGCAGATATCCTCCTCCCGCGAGAGTGAGACCTTAAGTCAATCAATTTGATCTCATGTTTCGCTGCGACTTCCATCAATATCCGCTCACCTTTAGTAACCAGCCTTGGAATCGTAACGACTAACTCTTTTTTGGGGCCAGCATTCAGGCGCGCTTTGACTGCTTTATAATGCGCCCGTAACTCTTCTATCGTCTGCATTTATTTCCTCCATTTTCTTATAACGTCGGGCAACAATTCATTGATAAGCCAGACAACCAAAGCCGCCAAGCCTACGTTGACGAGTGTCAAAGATATCGCCAGCATGAATATTAAGTAATCCATTGCAGGGCCTTTCTTTTACCGCATCGCCATGCGGATGTACTTCTGTTTGTACTGCTCAGGGCGTGTGGCAAGGCGCTTGTTCCAGCCGCCCCAGCCTGCAACATGACATGCAGCCATCTGATTGTGCGTGCGGACTCCGGCGGCGATGCAACGCTCCATGTGCATGATCCCGGCAGCGATGCCGTACTCGCACTCGGTCAGCCTGCGCGAATCCAGACCCATCGCAATGGCTGTGCGCGGCATGACTTGCAGCGCACCCTGCGCCCTCGCGCCACCGTGAGACTTTACGCGAGGCCCCTGAGCACCGCAGCGGAATCCGCTCTCCAGCCGGGTCAGGCGCAGCGCCGTGCTGACCCAACGCTCGCCCAGCCGCATCCGCGCATGCCGCTCGACGATGCGAGCAACGTATTGCCGATCTGCCGGCGCATAGGTTTTTGGTAATTTCCCGTAGGGAGTGTAGACATCATTGACTAGCGGGCCTGTCCAATTGCTGGACCTGTCTCTAGCAAAGTATTCCGCTGCGGACATCTCTGCGGCGGCGGGTCGCGGCGGCAAGAAGGCCAAGAAAGTCAGAACAAAAAGTGTTTTCCTCAAGGTGTGCTCCTATGGTTATCTTGATTTTTGTAAGCGGCCTTTTATGCTGCGCGTGAGATACGGCGGTATCTCGGCTCCAATGAACGAATAAATGCGACGGCAGACTCGATGTCAGGCATTTGGGTAACGCCGGGGTGAAACTGCCACGTCCCATAATCTGGGTGGCTCCCAACAACGACAACCGGGATGCCGCAGGCAATGGCCATCCCCGCTTCGACAAGAGCGCCGCGAATCTTGTCGTCGCCTTCCCCATAGACCAGCACTGCATCCGCATCGCGAACGTCTTGCTCATCTTGCAGCCAAAACTCCGCCGCGTGTTCCGGGCTATCTGGCGTGCCGATGACGTTGTGCTTGAGCCATCGGGCATGAGCCTGAATGCCCGGAGTGGAGGCGCATAGGTCTCGCCACTTTGGCGCGTGCTTCAACTTGCTGGCGGTGTAGACTCGGAGCATTTTTCTGGCCTTTCTTGCGGGTTATCGCGAAACGCTCACGGAAGCCTCTGGATAGGCTTTACAGGCGTCAAGATATTCGGACACGAAATTGACAAGCCCTTCGTATGTACCCCATCCATTTTCAGGGTTGAATTGCTTGAAGTGATCTGGCTTCGCCTTCAATAGAACGAGACCTGCGGATAGTGGATTAATAAGCTGCTTGGCAGTATCAATCCCAATTTCCTCCGGTCGCCAGAGAGCCTTGTAGATACCGGCTTCACCAGCCATCCTGCCGAGGTTGTGTGTGATGTTCGCGGAATAGCATTCTACCGGCTCTGCCACAGCAATTACCGGCTCGCGACCGGGAAACGCAGCATCCCAATCAGCGCGGGAAATTTCTTCGCGGCGGCCATCGCGGCGCACAAATATCCCGCTGCCTCGCGGCATTGGCTGCGCCCCTCTCAGATAAACATCCAAACTCATTTTTCTGGCCTTTCTTCTACGCTGCTGCGGGTTGCGGATTATTGGCCTCGTCGCCCTCGCAGCAGCCGCCGTTGTAACTGTCGCTGGCTTCTGTCCATTTTGAGCCACAGTGCGAGCAGACGCCAACAATGTCATACACGACCGCAATGGTCCCAATGCCGTCAATGTGCCGCTTGATCGACCGTTCTATATCTCTGGAAGCTGTCATTTGTTTTTCTTCGGTGAACTCACCAAAGAACGGTGACGCGGGTGTCACTTCAACGCGAATGTTGTCTCGAAATGATTTCCTCATTTTTCTGGCCTTTCTCAATTGGGCGTCCGGGCGGCGGCGCTGGCGCTATCCAGCACATCTAAATGCTCCCGGCTGGCAAGCCTACAGCTCTTGTCGCCCAGCCCAGAATTACAAAATACGCTCTCTTGCTTCACTTGTCCAGATGCGTTAGATTCAAAATCTGACATTCGCATTGGTGACGCAGTGGAAATCCCAAAAATAGACCGCGCCTATGTAGCGACCGAAGCCGACCGCGCTGATATGGCGAAGGCGTGCGGCATCCCCACGAAGGACGTTCGATGCGCGGCGACGAAGGGCGAACACTATTCCGAATGGAAATCCCGTTCGGGAAAGTTTGTCGCGGTGCGTGATCTGACTGTGGCCGGGAAGACGCGCGGCGAAATGCTCGCATTCGTCAAACACATTCAGGCGCAGGGCGCAGACGTTGTGGAAATCGAAACCGGCAACATCGCCGGGACAGGCGCAGCTATGCTCGACAGGGCTTTGTCTATCGTCCACGCGCAGCAGCGCGGCATGACAGCCAAGCGCGCGGCGGCAATGGCGCGGGCGGCAAAGATCAAGCGCACGGCGGGACGCATGAGCGACGAGGACGCGCGGCTTGTGTGGGGCAACCTCGCCATATCGGACGATGAATGCGTGGCGCGTACCGGCTGGCCTCGGTCAACGGCGCTGGCGTCGATTGCCAA